GGTAGCTGATTTCAGCGGTTGGGCAACCAAGGCTGGACTCAAGTGCACCGACGGTCGGACCATCATGCCTGGAGCGTTCAAGCATCAGGATGGATTTAAGGTTCCGCTCGTTTGGCAGCATGGTCACAAAGACGTTGACAATGTTCTCGGTCATGCCTTCCTCTACAACAAGGAAGGCGGCGTTTGGACCGAGGGCTTCTTCAACGAGTCAGCCAAGGCAGCCCACGCCAAGGAGCTTCTGACTCACGGCGACATCAATGCTCTTTCGATCTGGGCCAACCAGTTGATCGAGCGTGCGGGTAATGTTCTGCATGGTGTCATTCAGGAAGTCAGTCTGGTGCTTTCCGGTGCAAATCCCGGAGCACTAATCGAAAACATCACCATTCGTCATGGCGAGGATTCGGAAACTCTCGATGACGAAGCGATCATCTTCACAGGGCTCGAGTTTGAGCATGCAGATGATAGTACTTCTACCGATAATGCTGACGGTGAAGATGGTGACACCGTTGAAGAGATCTATAACAGCATGACCCCTAAGCAACAGGGCGTGCTTCACTACATGCTTGCTCAGGCTCTTGAAACTGACGGGACTGAGACAGGTGGCACCGCAGAGCAGAGCAACATCAACCATGATTCCACCGATACGGATAAGGAAGGAACGCAGATGACCAACGTCTTCGAGAGCGAGAAGGATGGGAAGGGCGGAACCGCCACTACTGTTCTTTCGCACGACGACATGAAGGCAATTGTCGCCGATGCTAGCCGTCAAGGCTCCCTGAAGGCTGCGGTTGAGAGCTATGCTCTTTCGCACGGCATCACCGACATCGAAGCCCTCTTCCCAGAGGCCACCCAGCTTACTGCTGCGCCGGAGTTCTTCACTCGGCGTATGGAGTGGGTCAGTGGCGTTCTGGGCGGTGCTCGCAAGACGCCGTTCTCTCGAGTTCGATCGGCCACTGCCGACCTGACCTTTGAGGACGCTCGGGCCCGGGGTTACATCAAGGGGAACCTGAAGAAAGAGCAGTTCTTCGCTACGTCGCGTCGAACGACTACTCCTCAGACCGTGTACAAGAAGCAGAAGCTGGATCGTGATGACATCGTTGACATCACTGACTTCGATGTCGTGGCCTGGCTCAAGGTTGAGATGCGGTTCATGCTCGAAGAGGAACTGGCTCGTGCAGTTCTGATTGGCGACGGTCGTGATGTCGCTGATGAGGACAAGATCATCGAGACCAACGTTCGCCCGGTTGCGACAGACGATGAGTTCTACACCATCGCCGTCAACGTCAACCTTGGCGATGCCAGCTCGGATGCCACTGAGATCGTCGACGCGGTCATTCGTGAGCGTGCGGCTTATCGTGGTTCGAACCCGAACTTCTACACGACTGAGGCTGTCATCGCTTCGCTGCTCCTGCTGCGTGATGCTGATGGTCACCGTCTATACAAGAGCCTGGCCGAGGTAGCCGCTGAGATGCGGGTTGGCTCGATCATCGGCGTCGAGGTCATGGAGAGCGTTCCGGACTTGATCGGCGTTATCGTCAACATGGCTGACTACGTCATTGGCGCCGATAAGGGTGGACAGACCACCATGTTCGACGACTTCGACATCGACTACAACCAGTACAAGTACCTGATTGAGACTCGGATGTCCGGTGCTCTGGTCCGTCCCAAGACGGCCATGGCTCTGTGGAAGACGGATGCTGCTTCGGTGCTGGTTGTGCCGACTGCTCCGACCTTCGACGGTGAGGACATCACGATTCCGACGGTTACTGGTGTGACCTACAAGGATGCGGATGATGTTACGGTGACCGGTACGGTTGCTGTTCCGGCTGGTGAGACGGTTGTGATTCATGCCGTTCCGGGTGCAGGTAAGCACTTCGCTTCGAGCGAGAACGATACCTGGTCGTTCTACAACAACGCCTGAGAGTAAGGAGTTCCGATGGCTAGGTTCTACGGAGAGGTAGGTTACGGCACCACCGAAGAACAGCCAGCAGCTTCCGGTGTCTGGGTTGACGTCATGATTGAAGAGCCATATTTCGGTGACGTTATCCGGAACATCAAGAGAGCAGAAGCTGGCGAGGGCTTGAATACCGACATTGCCGTCAATAATGCTATCAGTATTGTAGCAAGCCCTTACGCCATCGGTCATTATTTCGAGATCAAGTACGTGCGATGGGAAGGGGTACTCTGGACAGTCACTGCGGTGGAAGTTCGGTTGCCCCGACTCATCCTGAATCTCGGGAGTGTGTACAATGGCCCTACGCTCTGAGTTGCAGGAGCTGTTGCTCACTATCACACCTAATGTGTATTTTCAACCACCTCCTACGTTGCTGATGGATTATCCATGCATTGTTTATCAACGTGATTATATTCTAGATCAGCATGCAGATGATCAGCCATACAGCAGTAGAAAGCGGTACCAAGTAACTGTTATCGCACAAGATCCAGACAGTACAATCGTTGATGCAGTTAAACGGTTGTCACTGTGCACGTATGATCGATTCTTTACTGCTCATAATCTCAACCACGACGTGTTCAAACTGTTCTTCTAGCTAGAAGGGAAGAAAAGACAATGGTTGCTCTTTTGTGGGACCAGACCGCCGAGCGTCTTTACGAGACCGGCGTTGATCATGGAGTCCTCTACGTTCCAAACGCATCGGGCGTTTACGAGACTGGCGTTGCCTGGAATGGTCTCGTTAGTGTCACCGAGTCGCCCACTGGTGCCGAGGCTACCGCTCAGTATGCGGACAACATCAAGTATCTGAACCTCATCTCGGCGGAGGAGTTCGGCGCCACGCTCGAAGCCTTCACCTATCCCGATGAGTTTAATCAATTCGATGGTGCCGCTTCCCCAGAAGTGGGCGTAACCGTTGGGCAACAGCCTCGCAAGTCCTTCGGACTGTCCTATCGTAGCCGTCTGGGAAATGACGTTGACGGCGATTCCCATGGGTACAAGCTCCACCTGGTATACGGCTGCGTTGCCGCACCTTCGGAGAAGGCATACACCACCATCAACGATTCGCCGGAGGCCATTACTTTCAGTTGGGAGATCTCTACGACTCCTACTGCTGTTACCGGCTTGCAGCCCACCTCGTTGATTGTTATCGATTCGACACTTGTGCTACCGGCCGAGTTGGCGGATCTTGAAGAGCAGCTTTGGGGTGCAGCCGCTGTTACTCCGAACCTGCCAACACCTGACGCCGTCATTGCGATGTTCCCAGGTGTCTGACACTTGATGACTGGAGGTCAGAGAATGCTAGTACTAAACATTCCGGAAACGGAACTATTCGATGAGTCCGATGGTACGTTCCATAAGTTGGATCCTGTTACTTTAAGACTCGAGCATTCTCTGATCTCTGTGTCAAAATGGGAGTCCAAATGGCAAATTCCCTTTCTCGCTAAGAAAGACAAAACTCGAGAAGAGGTCGATGGTTATGTGGAGGCCATGATTCTCGATGATAATTTTCCCCCGGGGGTAATTTCCAGATTTGGTTCCGAACATTACTTAGCCATTAATGCTTACATCGAGTCCCAAGAATCAGCCACAACGTTCGGAAGAATGCCACAACACAAAGGCAAAGGCGAAACAATCACTGCCGAATTAATTTACTATTGGATGGTCGCATTTCAGATTCCATTCGTCTGCGAAACTTGGCACCTTAATAGACTTTTTGCGTTGATTAAGATTTGTAACATCAAGAACTCGAAGCCAGACAAGAAATCTAGAGGTGAGATGGCTCGCGATTATAGAGAAATGAATGAAAGACGAAAGGCCGAGTTGGGAACAACGGGATAAGGAGGTGTCATGACCGCTATTCTTTGGGATCAAGCAGGAGAACGTATTTACGAAGTAGGTGTGAGTCGAGGTGTTCTTTACCAAAGCGATGGGTCTGGTGTTGCTTGGAATGGTCTGATTGAAGTTGAGACTGGTTATGACACGTCTACCGATCCTGTCCATTTCGATGGCCAAAAGGTTAACGACATCCTTGAAATTGGGGACTTTGAAGGGGTTATTAGGGCTTTTACATATCCCGATGAGTTTCTCAATTATTTCGGTCAACTCGAGGATACAGCTGGTTTTCGAGTAACCGGACAGCGACAAGATCGTTTCAGTATGTCTTATCGTACAGAGATTGGAAGCGATGTTTCTCAGAATGTCGGTTATAAGATCCATGTGTTGTATAATCTAACGGCAGTACAAAGTCCACGAACGAACGCTACTCTAACTTTGGACCCAGAAGCTACAGAATTTGAATGGGATATCACTTCGATTCCAGAGGAAGTTAGTGGTTATCGTGCTTCTTCGCATGTTATATTTGATAGTCGAAGAATTGATCCGTATCTTATGTTGGACTTGGAAGCCATCCTATATGGGAATGCCGAGGTAGATGCTCGGCTTCCATCCATGCAAGGATTGGCTCAGTTCATGAAGAAGTGGGGTCGTTTGGTCATCACTGACAACGGCGATGGTACTTGGACCGCATATTCTCCACTAGATGGTGTTATTACAGTGGCTGGGGATGAGTTCACTATCGTGTCTGATACGATCACGATGTTGGATCTGGAAACGTACGAAATTTCTAGTAGCGAGTTGATCGAGGAGGATCTGTGACGACCGTAACTAGCTTTACAGCAGAACGAATGCTAGAGATCGAGAACGAAACAATTACCGATGCACATCTGTCTGGAAATGATCTTATTCTCACTACTCGTGAAGGAACTGACATCAACGTTGGCTCTGTTCGAGGGCCGACAGGCGCAACAGGTACAACGGGCTCAGCGGGTGCTGGTTTCGCGATCGGACAGATAGGTCATTTCCCAAAATCGCCTCTCCCATCTGGATGGCTCGAATGCGATGGGACTACTAAGTCGATCGCAACATACCCCGCTCTTGCCGCATATTTAGGTACTACTTATGGTGGTAATGGTACCACTACATTCGGTCTACCCGGTTATGGCGGTCGAGTTCTAGCCGGTAGAGACTCTGGGCAAAGCGAATTCGATGTCGTTGGTGAACTGGGTGGAGCTAAGACGCATACTCTTACTGTCACTGAGATGCCGTCTCACGGTCACGCCCATACGCTTGTTCCTGGAGACCATCAGCACTATATGGATCACAGTCACGTTCCTGTTTCGGGTGGTGCTTTCGTTAGTTCTGTTGCTGGTTTCACATTGGCAACCCCTGGGGGTTTGAGCTTCAGTACTGCCGCTAGTACTGGTGGCGCTTCGACAGCCTATACTGGTGGTGCAACATCCTTGGTCTTGGGTGGAAGCATCAGTACTACTGGTGGTGGAATTGCCCACAACAACTTGCAGCCGTATCGCGTTGTCCTGATTGGTATCTACTCGGGAGTCTAGCCCATGATCAAAGTCAGTTCTGTAGGTGATTTTAAAAGGACCGAAAAGTTCCTCAACACCATGAGATCTGGCAGCATATTTAGGAATCTTGAGCGCTTTGGCCGAATGGGGGTTGATGCGCTATCTAGTGCCACTCCTGTAGACACGGGAAGAGCAGCTCATTCTTGGACATATCAAGTGGGGGTAAGTGGATCGGTATATTCTATTAGTTGGCTTAATACCGATGTTGAAGGTGGGTTAAACGTGATCATCCTTCTTCAATATGGTCACGGTACCGGCACAGGAGGCTATGTTCAAGGAAGAGACTTCATTAATCCGGCCATGAGGCCAGTGTTCGATAAGATTGCCGAAGGAGTTTGGAGGGAGGTGCTCAATGCCTAGCGTTGATAGTCGTGTAGTTCGTATGGAGTTCGATAATGCGCAATTTGAGCGTGGAGTTTCAACCACCATCTCTACTTTGGGCAAGCTTACCGAAGCACTCAAGTTCAAGGGTGCTACCACTGGTCTAAGCGATATTCATGCTGCTGCAGGTAAGGTAAACTTCCAATCCATCTCAGATGGGATCGAGGGAGTCAGCAAGAAGTTCATAGCGTTAAGCACTATTGCGATCACTGCTCTTTCAAACATTACTACGGCAGCAATAAGTGCGGGTCTCAATTTCGCTAAGTCATTTGCATTAGGCCCTCTCATGAGTGGCTTTAAAGAGTTCGAAACAAATGTTAACTCAATTCAGACCATTCTTGCCAATACCAAGTCGCAGGGAACTAATCTGGATCAAGTTAATGCCGCATTAGATCAGTTGAACCAGTACTCCGATAAGACCATCTACAACTTCAGTCAAATGGCCAAGAATATTGGTACATTCACAGCCGCCGGTGTGGATCTGAATACTTCGGTGTCTGCCATCAAGGGTATTGCCAACCTGGCCGCCATCTCGGGTTCTAACGCTGAGCAAGCTTCCTCGGCGATGTATCAGCTTTCCCAAGCTCTTGCATCTGGCACAGTGAAGCTAATGGACTGGAACTCGGTTGTCATGGCCGGTATGGGTGGCGAAGTCTTCAAGAATGCATTGTTCGAATCTGGTAAGGCACTTGGGGCTCTTGCGGATGTTCCCGTGGACCAGACATTCGATCAATGGGAGGCTTCCGGTAACAACTTCCGTAGTTCGCTTGAATCTGGATGGCTTACGGCTGAGGTCCTGACAACCACGCTTGGTGGTATATCTGGTGAATTGTCTCAGATCGATCTCGAAGCCAAGGGTTTCTCAGCTAGTGCAGCCGCACAAATGGTTGAATTGGGCAAACTTGGTATCGATTCTGCTACATCTGTCCGTACCTTCACTCAGTTAATGGGAACTGTTAAGGAATCGGTTGCCTCGGGCTGGTCAGCAACATTCCGGCTCCTGATTGGTAACTTTGAGGAGTCTACCGCGCTGTTTACTGGAATCAACAATGCGATCAGTGGGTTCGTCCAGAACAGCGCAAACGCTCGTAATGCCATGCTTCAAACATGGAAGGACATGGGCGGTCGTACGCTACTTATCGAGACACTTCAGATAGCATTCCAGAAGTTGATGGCCGTTCTAAAGCCAATCGGCGATGCATTCCGTTCCGTATTCCCAAAGATGACCGGAGAACGGTTGTTTGCCATTACACTTGCGGTCAACAAGTTCGTCAAGGCTATTACGCCATCGAATGCGCTCATAATGGGCATCGGTGCTGTTATGAAGATCTGGATCAACATCATGAAGATCCTATGGTCGGTTGTTGGGCAAGGAATTGGGTTTATATTTGACCTGGTCAAGGCACTCTTCGGTTTGGCCGATAGTGGACAAGTTACATCAGGTCTACAGAAGATTTCGGCCTTCTTTGAGAACTTGGCCAAGACTCTTACTGGTAAGGGCGGTCAGATTGCTCAGTTCTTTAAGGATCTATTTGCTTCTATCCAAGATCTCCCAGCTCTGCTTCAGGCCTTCAAGGATAAGATCGTCGGCTTGTTCGATGGAGTGGATCCGAAGGTTCCGGATGCTCTAGCAGATAGCATGGGTCGATTCTCGGATCGTTTCAAGACTATCAAGGATGCCTTCGGTGGACTTGCTGATCTGTGGGCCCCATTCTCTAATGCCATGAAGAAGGTTGCTACGATTCTGGAGGAGACGTGGATTGTAGTTAGGGATTGGTTCAAGCAGCTTGGACAAAAGATTGCCGATAATATGGGTGAAGGCGATTTCGATGCTGTTCTTGACGCCATCAACATCGGTCTTCTGACTGCAATTGCTGCTCTGCTTGCTCGGTTCTTCAAGAAGGGGTTCAAATTCGACCTCACTGGCGGAGCCTTCGATAAGATCAAGGAGATGTTTGAAGGACTTACTGGCGTCTTCTCCGCAATGCAGACGAAGCTTAAGTCAGAGGCACTCTTGAAGATTGCTGTCGCTATTGGAATTCTGACCGCTTCGGTCTTGGTGCTATCTCTTATCGATTCGGCCAATCTTTCCAAGGCACTCGGTGCAATGGCGGTTGGCTTCGGTCAACTTATGGCTGCATTTGCCATCCTAACGAAGATGACTCTCAACCCAGCAAGCGCCGCAAGTTTCACCATTCTTGCCGGAGGTATGGTTATTCTCTCCGTAGCGATTCTTATTCTAGCGGCAGCAGCCAAGACTCTAGGGGACATGAAATGGGACGAACTCGCTAAGGGTCTCATTGGCGTTACGGTGCTTCTCGCAGCTCTTTCACTGGCGGCAAAGCCTCTGGCTGCAAATGCCCCGGGGATGATGGCGGCTGGTCTATCGCTTATCCCCATTGCTATTGCGTTGGTTATTCTGAGTAAGGCCGTTGGCGTATTTGCTCAGATGGATTGGAGTGAACTTGCTAAGGGCCTGACTGGAATGGTGATAGGTATTGTTGGTCTTGGACTAGCGATGCGAACCTTCCCTTCCAATATGGCTGCTACTGGTCTCGGACTGTTCTTTGTATCTATATCTTTGCGTAAGATTTCAGACGCAGTCCTGATATTTGCCGGTTTCGACTGGGGAACCATGCTCAAGGGAATCTTTGGGATGAGCCTTGCCCTGGCTGCAATTGGCTTGGCTATGAACACCTTCCCAGGAAATATGCCTCTGACAGCTCTTGGTCTTCTGCTAGTGAGTGTTGCACTCATTGGGGTTCAGAAGGCAGTGGCAGCATTCGGTGGCATGGACTGGGGTGCAATGGTTAAGGGCCTAATCGGCATGGGCGGAGCTCTCCTTATTCTTGGCGTAGGCCTAACTCTCATGAGTGGCACAATTGGTGGGGCCATTGCTCTTGGTATAGCAGCTGTATCTCTTGGGATCCTTCTGAAGGTGATGAAGGAATTCGCCAAGATCAAGATCCCGGATCTGGTCCGAGGATTGATCGCTATGGCCGCTTCACTTGCGGTTATCGCAGCCGCAGCTCTCCTGCTGGGCCCAGCAATTCCATTCATGCTCGGTCTTGGCGTGGCGCTTGCGCTTATCGGCGCAGGGTTCGCATTATTTGGCGTTGGTGCTGCAGCTGTAGCTAAGGCGTTCGAGTTGTTCGCTGAAGTCGGCCCTAAGGGTGCTGAGGCGTTCACAAAAGCGATGCAGACGATCGCTAAGGCGATTCCAGCGTTCATTGCTGCGGTTGCCACAGGACTCGTTGAAGCCATCGTCGTATTCGGTGAGATGGCAGCTCCCTTGGCTGAGGCTCTCGGTAAGATCCTCGGTGCTGTCATGGACCAATTGATCATGCTTATTCCGAAGCTAGGTGAATTGCTTGGGGTTCTTATTACGACAGTGATCGATTTGCTCAGGGAGAAGATCCCTCAATTCGCTCTACTTGGTATCGATATTCTTCTAGGCATTCTCCAAGGTATTCGGGATCGTATTGGCGATGTCGTCCTAGTGGTTGGCGAAATCATCACAGCGTTCCTGGATGCGTTGGCGATTGAACTTCCCAAGATTGTCACATCCATGACGGATCTTTGGGTCGCAACTATTCTCTCTGTTGCTGAGAATTTAGGTCGTCTAGCCCCCACATTGATGATCGGCGTTCCCGTTGCTCTCATCAAGGGCTTTGTCGACGGGATGGAGCAAGAAGTTGGGAAGGTCTGGGACTGGATCAGCGGGTTTGTCCGTACGCTAATCGACAAGGTCAAGTCTGCTCTTGGCATCAACTCCCCATCCACAGTCTTCAAGGATATTGGTCTCGACCTGATTGCTGGGTTCTTCAACGGTATTGTCGAAGCTGCTGTGGCTGTTACGGCATGGTTCAAAGCTCTAGGTAAGAACATTGTCTCTTGGGTCGGCGACCTGCTCATCACTCTTAGGGACAAGGGTTATCAGGTCATCGTTGGCTTCTGGAATGGAGTACAGGAGCGATGGACTGGTGTCGTAGCTTGGTTTGGTGGTCTTGGCCGTAGGGTTACCGATGCCATTGGTGAGATTGGTGACATTCTTCTCAACATTGGAAGTGCTGTTATTGGAGGATTTAAGCGTGGAATGGAAGCCGCTTGGAGGAATGTTAGTTCTTGGCTCGCAGATAGAGCTAAGAACGTTCAGAGTATCTTCCAAACTGTTCTTGGTATCAAATCCCCGTCGAAGGTATTCATGGAGATTGGTAATAATGTCATGCTTGGTCTGCAAATCGGGTTGGAGACTGAATGGAAAAAGACAGAGAAGTGGCTTACTAATCTAAATCCAGCCGATGCTGTTAACTCAGATGCTATCACCAGCACCTTCAAAAAGGTAATCAACTCCGCAGCTATGGCTGTTTCTGAGATGGATGCGGTTCAGCCCGTGATAACGCCCGTCCTGGATCTCTCGCAAGTTCGGAAGGATGCAACGGGTATCCAGTCTATGTTCGGGCAACCGTCCATGGCGTTGAAATCACTGGGCATGGCTAACCAGATTTCTCTTGGGACTACTAGGACGGCTCCGGACGAGACGCCAGTTCCTACTGCCGCAGGTAATGTG